AAAACTTCCCTTGAAACTCTTGTAATATGTGATAGAATATTAGAGTTCAGGAAAGACTGGGATAAAAAATTGAATGATCCGGTATGGGAAACCGTAAGTCTTAAGATTCGCAAATACTCTCCCTTCCTAAATATTAATGTACCCACGTACAAAACTATATTGAGGAAGGAAGTTGGAGTGGATTAAAGAACTACAAGCATTCCCTTATGATCCTACCCCTATTAAAGGATGGCACTTTGGAATGACGGGGCAGAGGCATAGTGATGAGGCAAAGAAGGCTATAGGTGATGCTAATCGTAAGTATACACCAGAAGAAAGGATCTTAAAGGACAGGGAGCAAAGGGATGCTTGGAATGTAAAGAACCCTGAGTACCAATCTCAGTATAAGAAGGGATGGGATGAGGAAAACAAGCAAAAAAAGAAAGAGTATGCTAAACTATACTACCAACGTAACAAGGAAGAATTCGCTCGCAGAAGTAAAGAACAATGGGAGCGAAAGAATAAATATAAATGTACCCCGTTATAAAAAAATCCTACAAGAAGTTGTTCTATGAGTTTTTTCGAGTCTGAAGTCGTTCGCGCAGAGATGACTGAAATTGCTGAACTTCAAGAAGAAGTCTACAGCACTGTTTTTACATTTCCTCAATTAAGTGTGGAAGATCAAAAATATCATGTTGATGTCCTTGAAAAACTATTAAATAAGCAACAGATTCTTTATACTCGTCTAAGTTTATCGGATGATCCCGAAGCTAAGAGGATGAAGGAAGAAATCTGTAAAGGAGCCGCTGCTATGGGACTTCCTACTAATGTTAGTATGAATGTATTATTCGGTAATATGACAAATATGCTGAATATGCTGCGCGAGCAGATTGACAAGACCAGTTCTACCTAGTAGAATAACAAGGTACACACAAGCCAAATCTCAAAAAATCCGAGGTAATCTAATGTCTTTTAAAGACCTTAAAAAACAGTCTTCTCTTGGTTCACTGACCCAGAAGTTAGTCAAAGAAGTAGAGAAGATGAACAATAGTGGTGGAGGTGGTGATGACCGTCTCTGGAAACCAGAAGTAGATAAAACTGGTAACGGTTTTGCTGTTATTCGTTTCCTTCCTGCACCTGAAAAGGAAGAAATTCCCTGGGCAAAGTTGTATTCACATGCATTCCAAGGCCCTGGTGGATGGTATATTGAAAATTCTTTAACTACTACTGGTGGTAAAGATCCTGTATCGGAGCACAATCGTGAACTCTGGAACAGTGGTAATGAAACTGATAAGGATGTTGTCCGTAAGCAGAAGCGTAAGTTGTCTTTTTACAGTAACATCTATGTTGTAAAAGATCCTACTAATCCTCAGAATGAGGGTAAAGTATTTCTTTACAAGTATGGTAAGAAGATTCATGATAAGATCCTGGAAGCAATGCAACCAGAATTTGAAGATGAAGAAGCAATCAATCCCTTTGACTTCTGGCAGGGTGCTAACTTCAAGTTGAAGATCGTTAAGAAGGATGGTTATTGGAACTATGATAAGTCAGAGTTCGATTCACCAACAGCTCTTCTTGAGGATGAAGATGCACTAGAAGCATTATGGAATAAAGAGTATTCTCTTACTGCTGTAACTGCTGCTGATCAGTTCAAGTCCTATGAGGATTTGAAGAGGAGACTTGATTATGTTTTAGGTGCAAAACCTCCTGCACGTAGAGTGTATGATGAGGAACTTGCGGATGAGAGTGAAGGTCGTGGATCATTTACTCCCAACTTTGAGGCACGTAAAGCAGAAGAAACAGTCAAGGCTGCGGTAACTTCATCTTCAGCAGATGAAGACGATGCACTAAGTTACTTCCAAAAACTTGCAGAGGAATAATCAGTTAGAATAAAGTCTAATATTCTCTGTTCTTTTAAGGGTTTCACTCACAAACTGAGTGGAACCTTTTTTATATTCCATTATACTATCTAAGTCATTGAATATTACATTCAGATATCGTGGTTTTAATATGAAAATATTTCTTTTTGCATCTTGAATTCTGTTTTCGTATTCAAGGTTTGTGATTGTTTGGGTTATATTGGTTTCAGAGACAGATGTACTTAAAGATGCATCATAGTAAGTAACAGCAAATCCTACTGGAACTTTTATTCCATCTTCTACTATAATTGAACCATTACTATTTTTTACACCTGTGCATTCATAGTGGTGAGTTTCTTGTAATTTTTCTTCGGTTTCATACTTATCAATTAAAAAATTATGATAGGAATTTTCTGTTAATGGCCATTCAGTTTGGACATTGTTGATATTGTTGGCGAGGAGGATTATCCAGTCTAAAGTAGGATCTTCGTAGATTTTTTCTGCTACATTATCTGGTCTTTCATCTCCTATAATTTGATACTTAGTAAAGAATGCAAGGTTGGAGTAGATATCCTCTCTTAATTTTCCTCTTTTGAAGAGATTTTTAACTTGAGTATAGTTCGATATATTTTTTTCTCCAGATGCTCTATTGGGATAGAGGAGATCTGGAACTTGTTGGAAATATGGTTTAGGCATTATTAGAATCCTGTGGTTGTTGCATCGACATCTCTAATATCATCATTATAGATAGGTTCGAGTTCTTTAAATGTCAGACTTACACCATAAGAAGTCATTGAACCATCGTCATATGTCATATAATTTCCATCAGGAGCATACTGTACATTAAAATTAGCTAATGCACAGGGTTTAATTTTATTTAAGAACGGATGGTCTTTTCTTTCACTATTATAAACATATTTAATTTTATAAACAGCAGGAACATCTAGGAAGACTTTACCTCTTCTTTTAGGTGCCATTGTCTTCTTAAAAACTTTGATGATAGTTCTTACTGTTTCTGCTTCTGATTCTGAGCGTGGAGTAAATCTAAAACTATATTGGAAGGTTCTTAATGCAGGACCAGTAAAGAGAACTTCTAAGTTGGGATTAAGTGCTATTCCTGCTCTTCCTAATAGGTTTGTATTAACTGCTTTACCTGCGAAATATGCCTTAACAAAATCACCCATTCCTGGAGTATTGACGAATGCTTTTGCTATATCTCCACCTTGTCCTATTAAGTCTGAAACGGCTTTAACAGGCTCTCCTCCACCTGCTGTTCCAATAGCATTAAAGGCAGCAGCACCTCCTGCTGCTTGCATTGCATTCATTGTATCTTCTCCCCAGTTAACTGCATTGGATTCAGATATATCTGGAACCATTGGGAGGAACATGGTGGATCCTACTCTTTTTACTCGTTGATAACGACTTTTTATACTTTCAAATCCAAACCATTCTGCAGAACTCATATCAGAAGTAGAGTATTGTGACATATCTTTTGATGATGAGTTAGCTCCAAAATTTTCTGATCCTAGTGCAGGTACATATTCAATAGGAGTAACTTTTATAAAGTCAAATTGTTCGGGAGCATGATCTTCTGGATAAACAAGAGTGCGACTTTTGGTGGAGAATGCATTTTCACTCCATAAAGTTCCTTCTCTTTTGTTTTTTACACCAACAACTGTATATTTTGTAGTTGAATCTTTTTGACTTTTTTCTTGAGTTTCATTTTTTACTGTATCATTTGTTAGACCTACACTATTAGTCCAAACTGCTTTATTGTTCAGATAATTGGAAATATTTTCTGATGATGCGCCAGAAAATGCACCACTTTCATAGGTGTAATCTCCAAATTTTGAACCTTCCCAATCAAAGAGACTGCTAACTTTCCCATTTTCATCTGTCATCACATGAAATTTACTGCCATCTACGAAGGCAGTTTTAGAAGTAGCATTGGGATTATCAGCGAGATATGTGGTGTAATCTGACACTATTATAATACTTTTTATTTATTTAGCAGTTCTAAGGAAATATCCATAAGGAATGCTCTTCATATATTCTATTTCATCATCTTTTACTACATGTAACATTCCTGCTACTTCTTGCCAGGTGTAATTCCTATAATCATTCCAGTGGAAGTTTACTCCTCTGAATCCCCATTTAAAGATATCAATACAGGCAATAAGGGGGAAGTTATCAAAGGCAAGGTCTTTAGTTTTAGGGATGTATATAAAGGTATAGTATTTACCTACATCAGGAATAATTTCTGTTTCCTGGAAGATACTAATGATTTCCAGCATAATTGATTCTGGGTCAGTTAGTCCTTCTATTTTTTCTTTTAGTTGTCCTACTCTATCATTAGGGTTGAGAGTTTCATCCAACCCAAAAGTCTCAAGCTGTTGTCTTTCTAACGCTCGATTTAAATCTCTATCTCTTCTTTGTTTTAGGGTTTTTCTTGCCATTATCTGATACCTAATTCTTTTTCAGTGACGATTTTAAATTCTACTTGATGATCTTTACACCATTCGGATGCTGCTTTCCATTTTGCTTGATTGACCTCATATGTTTTACATTCATAGAGATATGATTTAGTCACTTTTTTTCTGGGTTTAGGTCGTTTGGTTTGTTTAGCAGGTTTAACTTCAATAACATATGTTTTAATATCCCCACTATTTTCTCTTACCTTCATAATAAAGTCTGGAAAATAACGACGCACTCTACCATCAGGAGCACGGTATGGGATAAAGAATTCTTCACTTCCCCATTCAATAATATTTTCATTTAAATCGCACCAGCTACAGAATTTATTTTCCCAACTACTACGACAGATAATATTTCTAACATCACCTTTATATTTTCTGGGATTGTGGGGTCTAAATAAACTCTTCTTACTTTCGGCCATACATAATATATAAAGTAAAATTATTTATAGATGGCAGGTCCAAAGCCAAATAAAGTCAGTACCTCTGCGATAAAAAGTAGAATATTAAATCTCTCTCAGACTTCGGTATATCAGATTAAGATGCAGCCACCAGCTCCAGTGCGAGATTTTTTAAATAACTCTGATCCTGATTTTGATTATGGAACTGATGGATTAGATATTGAGTTATTGTGTAGTAGTGCAAGTTTGCCTGGTCAATCATTGGCAACGCATGATGTAACTCTGGATTATCCTGGGGTTACTGAGAAGATGGCATATCGAAAAGTATTTGATGACAGACTTGACTTTACATTTATGGTGGATAAGGATTATAATGTTATTCAGTTCTTTGAAGGATGGATTAATTATATAACTGGTCAAGGAACTACTTTTACTAACGAAGAGTATCTTAGTAGGAGTCGTTATTACAGGATGAATTATCCTAGTAGTTATAAAAGCGATAATCTTTATATTTCAAAATTTGAAAAAGATGCATTGGGTTATTATTTGACTTATCAGTTTATTGGTGCTTTTCCTATCAGTATTGCACCAACATCAGTTTCATACGATGCGAGTGCAGCTTTAAATTATACTGCATCATTTAACTATATGCGTTATGTCAAAACTAGAAGTGAAGTCCCACCTCCTACAATTGGGTGATAAATAAAACACACTGAAATCTTTATTAATTATTATGCCATTACCAACCATTGCGACTCCTACATATGAACTTGAGTTGCCATCAACAGGAAAGACGATTAAGTATAGACCCTTTCTTGTTAAAGAAGAAAAACTTTTAGTTCTTGCTCTTGAGAGTGAAGATACTAAACAGATAACTACTGCAATTAAAGCTGTATTAAAGAGTTGTATTAAAAGTAGAGGAATTAAAGTAGAGAAACTTCCTACTTTTGATATTGAATATATTTTTCTTAATATCCGTGGTAAGTCTGTGGGTGAAGAGATTGAGGTTAATCTTATTTGTCCTGATGATAATGAGACTAATGTTCCTGTAGTTATTAATATCGATGATATTGAAGTGCAGAAATCAGAGGATCATGAGAGGAGAATTGCTTTAGATGATAAACTTATGATGGAATTGAGATATCCTTCATTAGAACAATTTATTGCTCAGAATTTTGATTTTGAGGAAGAAAATCAAGTAGAGCAATCATTTGATATGATTGCTGCTTGTATTGAGAAAATTTATAATGAGGAAGAAGTTTGGTCTACTTCTGATTGTACTCATAAAGAAATTGTAGATTTCTTAGAGCAGATGAATAGTAAGCAATTTAAGGAGATTGAAAATTTCTTTTCTACTATGCCTAAGTTATCTCATGAGGTGGAGATTACTAATCCGAAGACAAAAGTAAAGAGTACTGTCGTACTGGAGGGATTATCCAGTTTTTTCGGATAGGCCTAGTCCATATGGATCTAGAGAATTACTATAAGATTAACTTTGCCTTGGTTCAGTACCATAAATATAGCTTAACAGAGATAGAAAATCTTATTCCTTGGGAACGAGACATCTATGTGAGTCTTCTTCAACAACATCTTGAAGAAGAAAAACTCAAACAGCAGCAACAACAAGCAAGTTAATGCCTGACTTACCAGCACCAGTAGGAGAAAAATCAAAAGCAACACCTTTTGTAACCCATGAGAGAATGGGACAAATGGTTGGTGTGCAGAAGAATGTTCTTGCTAGGGTAATTGGTGTAGAGAAGAAGTCTGATGTTAATGCAAAAAAGATTACGCAGGTAACCAAAATACTTAAACTTCGGAAGGAGAATGTTGATAAGCAGCTTAAAGGTGAAGGTGTTAATAATCAGGTTCTTGCAGAGAGGTTGAACGGTATTGCTTCAGCTTTGAGGGGTTTGGGCGCAGTTCAACAAAAATCAAACAATGAGAATAAAAAATTCCGATTGAGATTTTGGCGACGAGAACGAGAAGGGGATATAGAAACTAAAAAGAAGAAAAAAGAAGCGAAACAGGGTTCTGGTGGAGGTGGAGCCGGAGGAGTATTGGGTGCAATAAAAGCACCTTTTACGGGAGTATTTGATGTTGCTAAGACCTTCTTTGGTAATATCATAGCAGGATCTGCAATTTTGGGATTCATGAATTGGATCAAGGAGATGGATCCTTCCCAATGGCAGGGCATGATAAAAACCCTACAAGATAATGCAGGATTAATTTTGGGAGGAATATTGGCGGTTGCTGCACTTCCTGTTTTAGCAACAGTGGGAACATTTGTTCTTGCATTAATTGGTGCAGTAACAGTATTTGGACCTCTTATAGCAGTTATAGCTAAAGCACTGGCATTTATGGCAATAGCGGCAGCAGCAATAGCAGCTATTATGGCAGTTGCTCATGTTGGTAAGAAGGCTGGTCAATGGATTGGGAAGAAATTTGGACAAGGAAAAAAATGGTTAGGTGAAAGGATTTCTGGTGGTGAAGCATCCTATGAAAAGGATAAAGAACTTGATCAGAAAATGAGAGATGCTGGAATGGATAAGGCTGGAAAACCTGATCAGTTTACAGGAAGATCGGGTCAGAAGAGGATGGAAAAACTTGAAAATAAGGGTAGGACTGCGGAACAGCAGAAAATTTTTGAAGAAGTTGAAGCAGAACGTGCTAGGATAAATGCTCTTGAGAAGGAAAGGAATAAAATAATTGGACCTCTTGAAAAACAAATTGCCGGTTTGAAAGGGGATCCTAAATTTAGCACAGGGACGAGTGTTAGAAATAGAAAACTTAATGAAGCAGGGAAGAAGAAAAAGGAAGAATTAACACTTCAGAGACAAAAGACAGTTGAGAAATATGATAATTTGATTAGATCCGGAGGAAAAGCTTCTACTTCTCCTGCAGCGCAAACATCTATTCCTTCCCCATCTTCAGCAACTGTTGGTGAGAAGAATATTACTCAACCAAAGATAGATCAACCTTTAGGTGAGGAGGGTAGTGTTAATTTCTTACCTTTAGGTGATACTTCAAGTGGAGGTGGAGCTAGTTCCGGATCAGAAGGTGGTAGTAGTGTTCCAAGTTTTCCTTCTGATAGTGGAAACATTGGTAATCGATTTATTCTAGGGGCGGTGAACTAAGATGGCAGTATCTGCAGTAGCTGGTGCACTAGGGGGTTTGGTTAAAGGAATTGCCGTTGCTGCTAAAGGAGCCGCTGGAGCTGGGGCTAAGGGAGCAGGTAGACTTGCTGTAAGTGGTGCTAAGGTAGCAGGAAGAGGTGCGGTAAGAGGTGCTAAGGCAGCAGGAAAGGGTCTGAGAAGAGGTGCTAAATCTGGCAAAAAGATGGCGAAGAATATGATGAAGAATGTGAAAGAGATTCGGAAACAAATGAAAGCGAGAAAAGGAGGAGGTGGAGGATCTGGTGAATCTACATCTAGTAAATTAGGACCTTCTTCTTCAGGTTCTTCAGGGGGATCGACAGGAAATCCAGTTATTGATAATGCACTGAATAATATTGATAATGCAATTCTGGGTATGTTAAAAGGTGAGCAGCAGAGTATTAAGGATGCCCGTTTACAAGATACGAGGACACAAAGGAGGAGAAGAGAAGGAGTATTAGAACGTGGATCTAAGTTTGTAAGGGGATTAGCATCTAAGGCTCCTGCGGGGATGAAAAAAACTTTTGATGCTATGGGGAAGTTTATCAATAATGTAGTAATTGGATCTATTCTTCTTTATATACTTAATCAATGGGATAGTATAGTTGAAGCATATAAAAAGACAGTTGAGACTTTAAAAAAATTATGGGAAGCACTCGAACCTTGGGTCAAAGGAACATGGGATTTCTTTAAATCAATATTTCGGTTTGTTCTTGATTGGAGTGCAAGATTATTAGGAGTTAAAGAGCCTGATACAAAGACGGTTGGGCAGAATTTAAAAGAGATGGGTGAAAAATTAAAACCCGTTAAGGAAGGATTTGATGGTCTTATGAAAAAGATAGGTGAGTTTTCACAATGGCTTGGTGGTAAAAGTAAGCCAGATAAAAAGGTTGATGAGTCTGTAGAAGATGTAGGAAAAGAAGAAACTCTTGATCAGTTAAAAGAGGAGCAAGCAAATCGTAATCCTTTGCAGAAAATGGGTGATTTTATTACTGGTGCAGGAGCAGAAAGAGAAGAACAGATTCATAGATTAGAAACAGGAGAAGACAAAAGGTATGGATTCTTTGGCGAAAAAGATAAAGATAAGGGTAAGGGTAAGTCTGATGGTAATGGATCTACATCAGCGAAAAAAGGTGTACCATTAGGGACAGGTGGTGATCCATCTTCTTCTAGTGTTGATAATTTTGGTCTTCTCCCAGGTGAGACTGTGGAACAGTTTAGAAAAAAGGTTAGGAGTAATAGTGTAGAGGGTGTTGATTTATTGGGAACGGGAACTATTAGTAAGAAACAAGCTGCTAAATTATCTCAAGGACTTGATACTCATGCTTCTTATGAAAAAGGAGGAGGAACTACTAATGTTATTATGGCTAAGCAGGAAGCACCTTCATCGGGAGGTGGTGGAGGTGGGGTTAAGATTCTTCCTGTTCCCATAGTAAATAGTGCTAAGGATGTAACAAAGGACATCTACAAATACGAATTATCTAAGGTATAATGTCACAGAATCAAGCTACTAGAACTGGTGATATCACCAAGTTTCTTATAACTTCTCCAACTGGATCAAAATCTATTGATTTTTCTGCGGTTGTGCAGGATATTTTTTATTATGAAAATGTTTTTAATCCTAGTATAGAAGTAAAAGCTACAATCATGGAGACTGGTCTTACTGATAAGAAAGATATTGGACCTTTTGGAATTTTGGATACTCTTCCTGTGAGAGGAGGGGAAGAGGTTTTATTGGATATCAATGATAATCAACGTGTACCAAATCAATTATCTTTTAAAAAAGAGAAGGCTTTATATGTTAATAAGATAAACAATATAGATCCTGGAACTCAAAAAGATATCTATACTATCGAGTTATGTCCTAAAGAACACCTTGCTAATAATCAGACTAGAGTGGTTAAAAGATATGATGGAAAAATTAGTAGTAATGTAAAAACGATTCTTACTGAGAAGGGTGGGATACAGACACAGAAACCTGTTCATATTGATGAGAGTGCTATTCCTTATAATTTTATTGGGAATGATAAGAAACCATTTTATGTGTGTAGTTGGTTGGCAAAAAAAGCAATTCCTGCACTAACTGTAGATGGTAAATCTAGTATTGGGGGTGCAGCAGGATACTTTTTCTTTGAGAATTATGATGGATATCATTTTAAATCTATAGATTATATCTTGGATGGAGAACCTCTTAAGAGATATGTTATTACAGGTAAACCTGATGAGGTAGAGGGTTATGATGGGAAGATTTTGTCCGCTAGTATTGATAGGTATATTGATTTAGAACAGAATTTAAATTTTGGAATTTATGCTAATCGTAGTATATTTTTTGATTACTATGCAATGAAATATAAGGTAAGAGATTATAATATTAGTAAGCAGATTGGTAAAGTTAAGAATGCTGGTAAGCAAGATTTGGGATGGATCCATGAAGAATTTAGAAAGGGTCCTTCTCGCTTAATGACTCATATATTGGATGTGGGAACGCTTCCTTCCGGAGAAAATCCTAAGAAACAGTTGGAAAAATGGAAGGAAAATCCTGAATTGCCAACATTTGATGCTGCTAATACGATGGTTCAGTCTATTATGAGATATAACCAGTTGTTTACTATCAAAACTAATGTTATGATTGCAGGAGACTTTAGCTTGCGAGCCGGTGACTTAATTTATTGTGATTTCCCTACCATGACAGTAGAGCATAATAAAGAAGTAAATAAGGAAACTGGCGGCATATATATGATAGCGAGTTTATGCCATAGAATCACTAGAGAGGATACTTATACCAGTTTGACTCTAGTACGTGATACTTTCGGACGAATACCATTTAAGGACTAAACAAATGACAGAAATTAAGCACGATTTAGACCACGAAGTTTACATCGAGGCAGATGGTAAGGAGCATGTCAATCATGGTATGCTTGAATACACAGAGGAAGATTTAAAAACTTCTCATGCTCTTTATGACAAGTATCATGAAGGAGAAGAAATAGATTCAAACGATGGTAAGATAAATGATTATCATACAAGACATCAAGATCAACATCTGGAAGTTTATTGTGAAAATCATCCAGATGCATTTGAATGTAGAGTATATGACGACTAATGATTGAACAGGGACTATTTCAGAAAAATATTGTAGGTAGAGATGGGTTTATCTGGTGGATAGGCCAGATTGCTAGTGACTCGTGGAAAGACAATTGGGAAGGATCTCAACCTGTAAACATTACTTTAAGTGATAATAAGGGCTTTGAGATGAGATATCAGGTTCGTATTATGGGATACCATACTGCGAATCCTGAAGCACTTCCTAATGAGGATTTGCCTTGGGCTGGTGTAATGTATCCTGTAACTGCTGGAGCACAGGCCGGTTCTTCTGGTGCTACTCCTAATTTACAGAAGGGTAATTTTGTTTATGGGTTCTTTCTCGATGGTGAAGATGCCCAACAACCTATTATTATGGGTGTATTAGGATATAATCAATATACCTCCATTTATAAGGATAATGGCAAGATACCTCCTTTTGTACCATTTTTAGGATATACTGAAACTGGAAATGAGGGGGTAATTCCTACTAATACTTTAAAAGCTGATCCTGCCTCTGATGATGAATTAGCACCTGGTGCTTTGGAAGGAGTTACTCCTGCTACTAAGATAATAAAACAAGGTCAAGCTGCTTCTCAAGCAAGTGTCGCTGATGAAAAGAAAAAGAAGCAAGGATCCAAACCTAAGAGTTTAGCATCTACTTATTCATGTAAGAAGTCTGGTGGAGATGCGAAAGGAGTAGCACTGACTATTAAGAATATGCGGAAGGATATTGAAGGAGCACAAAAAGGATTAAAAGAATGGAAAGCAAAGCAACTTAATCCTCTTCATAGTAGTGTTACTGAGGAAATTCAGGGTGTTCAGGAATATATTAATCAAAAAATTAAAGATGCATCTGAACAAGTTACTGCGGCGATTATTCCTAAAATAAAGGATATGCAGAAATGGATTATGAAGAAAATTGAGAGTGCAATGAAGAAAATATATTTTACGATGTATCCGGCACAGCAGTTGAAAGTAGGAGAAGCTGCTGATGCTGCTATGGATTTATTATCTTGTCATTTTAGGAGGATTGTTAATAATCTTTTTAAGATGGTCTTTAAGGCACTTACTGGAATTGTAGATCGTTATGTTAATATTCCTATTTGTGCAGCAGAAAGTATTGTGGGTGCATTGATGGGTAAATTGATGGGGTTAATTAATGGAATAACCAATTCTATTATGGGTCCTATTGATGCTCTCTTTGGTGCAATAGGACAAGCAGTTGATATTGTTGGAAGTGCTATGGAATTCTTGGATGATATTCTAAGTTTCCTTAGTTGTGAAACCGAACCACAATGCCCAGAGGTCGAAGAGTGGAGTACTTGGTTGGGATCAGATCCTCAATCTAGTACAATTGATGCACAAAATCTTGTTGGTAAGATAAAGCAGTTTGCTGGTGGTGTAAGTGATGTGATTAATCCAGATAGTTTTGATTTTGATGGAGTTGATTTTAGTGATATATTTGAGTTAAATGATTGTGATACTAATCCTATTCAATGTGGTCCTCCTAAACCTGTTTTCTGGGGTGGTTCGGGGAGTGCTGCATCTGGAAATGCTATTGTAAGTGCAGCAGGAGATATTCTTGGGGTGGATATTATAAACACCGGGTCTGGATATTTTGATAAAAGACCTTTCCTTACATTTAAAGATGATTGTGGCCACGGTCAGAATGCAACTGGTATTCCAATAATAGGACCGGTTTCTTATGATGATGTGAATCAGCTCTGGGTTTCAGATCCAGATAGGATTATAGATCCCAACTTACTTGTAAATACTGGGTCTGGATTTATTGATGCATCTGGAAATACTGTGGAGTTTGGAGTAATTGGAGTGAATATAACTTCTTCGGGATTTGGATATTTACAGACACCAGATGGAAGTCAAGGTGGGGATGGAAGAGTATGGGCAGATTTTGATCAAACTGTAGTTTTAAGAAGTGATGGAACGTGGGATATTCCATATGATGGTGATGAATTAATTTCTGCATTACCTGGGGATTCTATTCGTGCTCCCATTGGATGTAAAACTCAGTTTTTTGGGACTGATGATAAGACTTATGAAGTATTTGGAGGAAGTTATTTCACTGCGCCTAGTGAGGGTGTTTTAACTGCCCCTTCTGGATGTGCTACTCAGAGTCCCCAAAAAGGAGATTATCCTGCGATACTTTATATTTGTAGTGTTGGGATTGTTAATCCAGGTTTTAGTTATCAACCTGGTGATAAAGTAGTGATTGAACCTGATGTTGGTGCCGAGATTACTCCTACTTTTGATTCCTTTGGAAGTTTGGTTAGTGTTGAACTTATTGCGGGTGGAGAAGGATTTACGGAATTCCCGACCATTTATATTGAAAGTGATACTGGATTTAATGCAGAGATTCGTGCTAGACTGTGTATAGATAGAGTTACTGATGAACTCAAACTTCCTGCTATTCAGGATAAGGTTGTTTCCGTTATTGATTGTGTAGGTACAGTATAATGGCAAAACCAGTTAATAAAGCTTACCACAAAATAGCAGAGACAGTAGATGCTTCTGTAGAACTTGGTAAAGTAAATCAAGATGGAATTATTTCTGCATTTGTAGTAACAAGTTCGGGGGATGGTCCTCTTCCAACTCCCCATTACTTCCAGATGGATAAAACTGGTAGTGGAGACCAAAAGAAAATGAGGAAAGGTGGGACTATATTTACTGGTCCCGGAACTTTTCAAATTGATCATGGTAGTAATGTTAAAACTCCAATGCCAGGAGTTTATATTGATTCAGGAACAGGTGATTTAGTCCTAAGAAGTGATGGAGATGTAAGAATAGAGGGTAAAAATATTATGATAGTATCAAAGGGTGGTGGCGAAGACCCTGATAAAAATGGTTATGTGGAGATTAATGCACCTAATAAAATTCAAATTTCATCTAAAGGAACTGCATTTTTTGGTGCTGTTGACCAGATAAGTATATTTGCAAGTGCTAAATGTTTTATAGAAGGAAGTAGTAAATTGAATCTTATTGGAAAAGATATTGAACAGGTTAGTGGTTCTACTGTTATTAAAGGTTCTACTTCTCTTGGAGGAATGGGAACAGTGGAAGAACTAAAAAGTGCAATTAGGAGTTTGATATCATGACAGATAAACTCGATGATGTAGTTGTAGGAAAACAATTACATGTAGGTGATCCTAGAATGCCACCGATGGCATTGGGAGGTGTTGGTCCTACTGCAATTGATGGTGCTTCATATATGATGGGACCTGTCCAGTTCGGGCAGACTGGTGCATTCCCTTGGCCAGCTGCTACATTGATGGTTGGACCCTCGGTTAATCCTCCTCCTCCCATGATTCCTGGTGCTTTATGTTCGGGAGTTAATAATCCCTATTCATTAGGGGTGATGGGATCTTCAGCATTTCTGGGTAAGCTTGATACTAATGATTCTATTGGAGTAGGTCAGCACTTATTTGCTCAAGGACATGTTTTTTCTAATTGTGGTGGTCATGTTTTAGCAGCAAAGAAAAACTTTGATATTACTCATCCTACTAAAGAAGGATGGAGACTTTCTCATGTATGTGTGGAGGCACCTAGTGCAGATGTCTATATTAGAGGAAAGTTGGATGGAAATCACATTATAGAAATTCCTGAATACTGGAAAGAATTGGTGGATTATGATACAATTACTGTTAATCTCACACCTTTTAAAAATCCTGATCCAACTTTATGTGTAAAAGATATTTTGGAGGACAAGATTATTCTTTCATCAGCGTATTTGACCCAGGTTAAATGTTTTTACCATGTTTATGCGGAAAGAAAAGATGTGGAGAAGAATATTCCAGAGTATGAAGGAGAATCACCTAAAGATTATCCAGGAGATCTTAGCCAGTCTTCAATTGTTGGTTATCACTATGATGTTAGGGAGGGTTAGTCATGGCAGAATTCTTATTTAAACCGGGTACACCGGGTAAAGATTGTACAGAAAAGGCAGGTGGTTGGGGACTTAAATCTAGTCTCTATGATTATATTTGGAAAGGGGATATTGATGAGGCGAATTATCCTCCTGAGGCATGTCCTCCCAGGTATCATGGTAATGCAAAGATTGATAATCTTGCAGTAACGGCAACGTGTGGAACAGCATCCGTTACTAATTTTGCGGGAGCATCTATTACAGTTAGTGGTGCGGTTACTGGAGCATCGGCAAGTGCTGGTGTTAAGTCATTTAATATTCCTCATCCTATAAAGGAAGGGAAAAGATTATGGCATGGATGTTTAGAAGGACCAGAATATGGTGTATATGTTAGAGGAAGACTGACTGCCAATAATGTTATTACGCTACCTGATTATTGGGTGGGGTTGGTTCATGAGGATACTATTACTGTTCAATTGCAACCTATTGGATCTCGTCAACATCTTCTTGTTGAGAAATTTGATCTTCAAGAGGTTCATGTGGTAGAATCTGATGATAAACCTATTGATTGTTTTTATACGATTAATGGTACTCGTAAAGATGTAGATCATTTGGAAGTTGAACAAGATGCAGATTAAGCACCCATCAATTAAGAATTATAATCTTAACCTAGAAGGTCTCATTGGACCAGAGAATGCTGTATTCCATAGGGGAAGAATAATTAGTCAGAATGAGATATCCCTTCCTACATATTGGGAGGATCTTGTAGAAGAAACATCTATCTCGGTTCATCTTACTCCGGTAGGTGCTCATCAGAATATCATTGTGAAGAGAGTTGGTGAGAATAAGGTTCATTTACAAGCACATGGTAATATGCCTATTGACTGCTATTATCTTTTGATTGGAGAAAGAAAGGATATTCCGGACCTTAAAGCAGAGGAGCAGGTTGACGCCTAGGAATAACTGTGGTATAATGACACAGTAGTCTGTATCAACTGCATGGAAGACGAGTATTTGATGAAGTGTGTGGTAGACACCGCAAAGAGATCATTTTACCTTTATTCTAATGAAGGGGATGAGAAGGTAGTAGATTGTGATACTGTAGAAGAATTCATGAATGTATTGGATGTAGTGCGCAAGACATGTCCTGAGGAAAGATTGGTTTATGCAGAACCTTTATCAGAGAAGACATGAGATCTTTATTTCCTTTGAGTATCCATGAGATTAAGGTAAGGAATTTTAAAATAATTAAGGAAGATGTAACTTCATACATACATTCGGAGAGAAAGAGGGATAAGAAGGGGGTTGTTAAATCAAATAAACGTGGATGGCAATCCCAGCCTATCTTGCCTGGGGAACCTAATATTTTAATAGATACTGTTTTAAAGGAAGTAGTAGATTATTTTTCTATTGAAAAGATTTTTAAAGAGAATGTAGGGTTAAAAATTACCAATCTTTGGATTAATGTTAATCCTAAAGGTGCTTATAACAAATACCACACGCATCCACACTCTCATCTGTCTGGAGTGTGGTGGATTAAAACTCCTAAAAATTGTGGAGAATTATGGTTTAGTAATCATCAGGCTTTTGACAGATATGCTGAATTGGAGTCTTATTCTGAGGGATTTAAGGAGAGTACCTCTACTTATTTGGATTATTATTTGGAACCTCAGGAAGGAGGAATGGTAGTATTCCCTTCATTTCTTACACACCATGTTGCTGAGAATGAATCTAATCAAGAGAGAATATCTGTTTCTTTTAATATTGATTTGCGTCCATAAATAAATTATGGAAATAAAGGTTTGGTATTCTAAACAATTGAAACAGTGGCGATGGTCACTGTTGGATATTGAAACGCGACAACAAGAATCAGGTCAACAATATCATATTCGAGATGCGATGAGTGATATTGCTACAACAATTGAGTATCTCGTAGATAAACATGAATATGAAGGACAGGATTAAAGCTAAATAATCCATAACAGAACTCATTGTGCGAAGAAGATGCCTCTAAGTCGATTAGATAATTTTATAAAGAATACTCGCGGTAATATTCTTTATGTCAACCCAAATGATTTAGATTCTACTGACAGTATTGAGAATCAGGGTAATTCACTCACACGTCCGTTTAAGACTATTCAACGTGCATTGATTGAGGCATCTAGATTTTCATATCAGAAGGGATTAGAGAACGATAGATTTGGTAAGACGACAATATTATTGTATCCTGGTGAGCATACAGTAGATAATAGACCTGGATGGATTCCGGATGGAGCAAATAGTTATAAATTAAGGAATGGAACTACTTCAACTGATTTTCCTCAGTGGGACCTTTCAACTAATTTTGATTTAAGTAGTGAAAATAATGCACTTTATAAGCTTAATAGTATCTACGGTGGTGTAATTCTTCCTCGTGGTACTTCGATTGTAGGTTTAGATTTAAGAAAGACAAAGATAAGACCTAAGTATGTTCCTAATCCAACAAACGACAATATTGAGAGATCTGCTTTATTCCGTGTAACTGGTGGATGTTATCTCTATCAGTTCTCTATGTTTGATGGAGATCCAAATGGATTAGTATATAAGGATTATACGACTAATACTTTTGTTCCTAACTTCTCTCACCATAAATTAACTTGTTTTGAGTATGCTGATGGTGCAAATACTGTTAGTATTGATGATACTTTCCTCACATTCTCTTCCAGTACCAGAACTGATCTGGATATGTATTATGAGAAGGTGGGTCTTGCTTATGGACCTTCTTCTGGTCGTGAAATTGAACCTGATTATCCTTCAGCAGGATTGGATATTCAACCTAAGATTGATGAATATAGGATTGTTGGACCAACAGGTGGCCAAGTAGGTATCAATAGTATTAAAGCAGGTGATGGTGCAACTCCTACTACAACTATTACTGTTACCACAACTACTGCTCTCACAGGTGCTGATACAGACACTGCAATTAGAATTAATGGAATTACTGCATCTGGATATGATGGTCAGTTTGTAATTAGTGATGTTGTAAGTTCTACAGAATTTAAGTATAAAGTTTCGACTGCTCCTTCTAATGCCCTTCCCACTGTTACAGGATCGACTGTTAACCTTGCTGTTGATACGGTAGCTTCTTCTTCACCATATATCTTTAACTGCTCTCTGAGGTCAGTATATGGTATGTGTGGTTTGTATGCTGATGGTGATAAAGCAGATGGATTTAAATCAATGGTTCTTGCCCAGTTTACGGGTATTGGATTGCAGAAGGATAATAATGCTTTTGTTAAGTATGATGAGACTAGTGGTGCATATCAAGATAGTACTTATGCAGGTAATGAGAATATACACAGCGATTCGCTAGCAGTTTATAAGCCAGCATATAGCAACTATCATATTAAGTGTGATAATAACGCTGTATTACAGGTTGTTTCTGTCTTTGCGATTGGTTATTCCCAACACTTTGTTGCTAAGAGTGGTGGTGACCAGTCAATTACTAACTCTAACTCTAACTTTGGTGCTTCTTCTCTTATCTCTAGTGGATATAGGAGAGATTCTTTCACGAGGGATGATGTAGGATATATTACGCATGTTATTCCACCTAAAGAGATTACCAATTCTGATACAAATATAGAATATACTGCAATTGATGTAGGACAAACTGTTACTCAAGCTGTTGGAACATCTACTACTTGTCATTTGTATCTTTATAATCAGAAAAACTCAGAAGTTCCTCCAGTTAATGTTATTGAAGGATATAGAATTGGTGCAAAGGAAGATGATCATCTTAAGTGTTTATTAACTCAGAGTGGAGTAACAACTCAATATTCTGCTAAAATTGTAATGCCTAACACTCAAGGTGTTAGTCCAGTGACAGGAGGGTATGAGGAAATAAGTTCTGAGAAGATATCTATTGTTGGTAGAAATCTAGCAGGGACTGCTAATAGTATTTCTTCTAATACTATTACCTTTACCAAACCTCACCAGTTCATTGATGGTGAGTCTATTAGATTTGTCTCGGATACTGGGCAATTACCTGATGGGGTTGATAATAATACCCTTTATTATGCAGTTACTTCTGGTGTTGGAACCAATCAAATAAAGGTTGCTTCCACATTAAATGATGCTAGAAATGCAGATCCTGTTCTATCCCTTAATGATTTGGGTGGAACAACGAATGTGCTGTCTAGGGTTTCTGATAAGAATTCTGGTGATATAGGTCACCCAGTTCAGTATAATAGTACTGCAGGTCAGTGGTATATTAATGTTGCGATAGCAGGAACTGATAATAATCTTTCTTCAAAGGTTGTATCCTTGGGAACCACTGCATTGGGAGATGCAACTCCTAGAACGTTTATTACCAGAAAACCTGATACTAGAAACTTAGGGGATACAATTTATAAGATGAGATATGTAATTCCATCGGGAAGTGGAATTACCTCAGCAAGACCTCCTATTGAGGGTTTTGTTCTTCAAGAATCTAATGATACGAGAGGAGATGATAATACTGAAATTGCTTCTTATTTTAGTCCCACAACAGTTACTTTAAGTAATGTAAGTGAGAATAGAAATCCAAGATTTATTGCTAATGCAACATGGGATGGGTCAAATGCATACTATACAACTGAAGTTCCTCATGAATTATCAGTTGGTTCTGTTATTGAAACTCTTCAAGTAACTAGTACCGAAAATACTAGTGGTCTTACTAGTACTGCATATAATAATACTTTCACTGTTTCTGGTATTAGTAGTGCTAAGTGTTTCTATGGTCCTCTTTCGGGAGATCCGGGAACATTTAGTAATGATATTAATAGTAGAACTACTTCTTTACCTTATTTTAATCGTAAAGATTATAAGAATACCTATTACGTTTATCGCTCTCAACAGGTTCAGAAGTACATTGCGGGAGAGCAAGATGGTATCTATCATTTGATGATACTTAATGCTACTAACTCTCCAAGTGTTGCTCCGTTCTTAAATGAGAACTTCTCACAGCCAGTTAAGAATCTCTATCCACAAAACAATAGAGATACACCTTCATCTGACCCTCAGGATTCTGTTTCTTTTGCTCTTCCAACTCCAGTTGGTGAAGTTGTTATTGATGAGCCACAGAGTAGTCTTACAAAAGAAACACTTACTAAGAATTTAAGTGATACTGCAGTTGGTATTGGAATTACTAATATTATGTCTGATGGAACTGCTACTATAGTCGGTAGTTCTCATACTATCTTTACTTCTTATGATCATGGATATAATCGCATCACTAAGGTTAGTATTGCGAACAGTGGTACAAAATATGGTAGTGGTTCAGCAACAACACTTTATGATGCTAAGTTAGTTTCCATTGGATCTTCAACAACTGGTAAGTTTGCAACAGCAATGGTTAGTGTTGATGCTGTTGGTGGAATTACCTCTTGTATTATTATGGATGGTGGTTCTGCATATGGTGTTGGTAACACTATGCATGTGGTGGGTATTGCAACTACCACTGGTCATAGTGTAGGTGTTGTAAGTGTAACAAGCATTTATGATAATGCTGGAGATGTTATAAGAATTGCTGGTGTATCTTCTGCTAATTGTCAGGATTATAACCAACTGTATAGAATTGTTGGAATTACAACAGGATTAACGAAAGAAATTAATGTTTCATCTGCATCTACTGTAGGTAATGCTTCCACGACTGGTTTGGGTGCTAATTTAACATCTGATGCAATATCATATCCTACTGGTGCTTCTATTAGTGTTTCTTCTTTGACATATGATAGGATATCTGGTGTAGCAACTGTTGTTACTTCTGATAATCATGGTTTAAGGGTTGATAATAGAATTAGAATTGCTGGTGCTGCGAATGATTATTATAACGATTCGTTTGTTGTAACAGAGAATGTAGGTCTTACTACATTTGTAATGAATGTTGGAGTTGGAACTTCTGCTCCTGCTACAACTGGAACACTGCGTGCTTATAGAGAAGGTTTTGTTTCTCAGGCAGGTAGTATTACTAATGAAAATGAGAATATTGGTGGTCGTCAGATTATTGAATATGATGGAGTTACAACAACTTTAGATGCTGCAATTGCTACGGCAACCACAACAGAAATTAGTCTTACTAATCTTTCTAATTTGGGACTTCGTATTGGTGATTATCTGTTAATTGGTGATGAGATTGTTAGAATTAAAACTACGGTAGCGGATAATCCTATAAATGTATTCCGTGGTATTTTAGGAACTAAGCGTAAGACTCATATTGATGCGACTGTTGTTAGAAGAATACGTGTAACTCCAGTTGAGTTGCGTAGAAATTCTATTCTTCGTGCATCCGGTCATACATTTGAATATCTGGGATATGGTCCAGGTAACTACTCTACTTCTTTACCTGAGCGTCAGGATAGACAGCTGTCTAAGTCAGAAGAATTGTTGGCACAGTCTACTAAGAAGGATGGTGGTGTAGTTGTTTACACTGCTATGAATAGTGATGGTGACTTCTACATTGGTAATAAGAAGGTAAGTTCTGCTACAGGACAAGAAGAATTATTTGATGCTCCTATTCCTACTGTAACTGGTGAGGATATTGCTGATACAGGATCTAGTGTTGGATTTGATGTTATTACCCCTCAAGAAGCAACTATTAGTCGTTCTTTAAAGGTTGAGGGTGGTCCAGATAATGATATTCTTTCAGAATTTGATGGTCCTGTTGTCTTTAGTAAGAAGGTTACTTCTACATCTTCTGCTGGTTTGGAAGCAAATCATTTATTCCTCCAAGGAGATGCTACTGTTTCACGTAAGTATACGGTAGGAATTGCAACTCCTTCTCTTGCAGGTAACCCTGGAGATGTAGCATGGAACTCTGATCCAGCCCAAGGCGGATACATGGGATGGGTTTATACCTCCGGTAATGCTTGGAGACGCTTTGGTAATGTAAGTATTTCAACCAATACATCTACTGCAATATTTGATAATGTGGGTATTGGTACCACTACATATGCTGGTATTGGAACTGACATAACACTTAAGGTTGGTTCTGGTTCATCTGTCTTCTTTGTTGATGGTTCTGGAAATGTTGGTATTGCAACTACCAGTGCTTCTACGAATGCTGCCCGTTTTAAACTTAATATCGTTGGTGGCATGTATGCATCAACTTATGCGGGTGATGGTTCTGCGTTGACTAATCTTCCAACTGATAGCAGATGGAATGGTGTTGCATCGGGAATTGGAACGGGAGTTTATCCAGTTAGCAATGTAAATGTGGGAATTGGAACGACCATACCTAACAGTAGTTTCAGTCTGCAAGTCGGTGATGACAAGGCTGGTGCTGGAACAGGTAAGACTGATTTGTATGTTGCTAATAGGTCTAGGTTTATTGGTACTGCTGACTTCACTTATGATGTAGTGGTTGGTGGGTCTATTACTGCAACAAGTTATAACTTTATTTCACCTACTACTGGATACATTGAGGCAGGAGTAACTACTTCTCGCACTTTAAATGTTGGAACAGGTGGAACAGTATTTAATGTAAGCACTACTACATCTAAGGTTGGTATCGGAACTTCTGTTGCCAGAGATACCTTAGATGTTGAAGGTGTAATGAGATTAGTTGCATCTCGTAATAAGGTTGGTATCGTTACTAGTGCTTCTAATGTTCTTACATTGGATCTTACATCAGCACAGACATTTACATGTACTGTTGATCAGGATATTAACCAGGTTAAGTTAAAGAATATTCCTTCTGAGGGAAGTGCCTTTACGATTAAGTTCTTGCAGGACTCTACTGGTGGATTTAGCGTAGTTTCTCCAGCGAATAATACTACTGGAATTGAAACATTCTATGATAATAGTGGTGATGCTATTGACCTTCTGTGGCCTGGTGGTGGAGTAATTCCTGTAGTATCCACGGGAGCAGGTAAGTCAGACATTTATTCCTTTAGAACATTTGATGGTGGAAGTAGTTTCTATGGTGTAGTTGGTGGTCAAAACTTCGGTTGAGGAGATAGTTAATGGATAATTTTATTCAGAGAAAAACCACCCTTGACCTGAATGGGCCAACGCTGTCGTGGTTATCGCAACCTACTGGTGTTACTACTTGTGGGGTAGGTACTTTTACAGGCATTGCTACGGCAACATTTCCTGTTGGACTTGCAGCATCTTATGCTACTAATACTGGTTCTCTTTCTTATCAGTGGTGGTATGAATTGGCGGGAACAAGTGCTCCTACTCAAGCAAAGATGAGTAATGGGACGATGACCGCTATAGGTTTGACGGGCATTACGGGAGCAGCAACTACCACTCTTACAGTTTATGGCAATTCTACTACATATGAGTTGAATGGTACTGCCGCAACTGTAGATGGGTTAAAGTTTTTCTTAAAACCTGATTATGTTCCTTCTGCTTATTCTTCAGGAGGTCAAGTTACTGTTTCTACTGGTCGTTCTACTGGTAATGCAATCAATGAGGGGGTTGTAGATTCTACTTCTCCATGGGGAGCACCTGGATGGCCTTCTTTGTATAGTGTAGATAGTAATAAAGTAGATTTTACACTTCATCCATCTATTCAAATTATAACTCAACCAGAGACACAAACAATTCCTGCTACTAATGCCGCATCAGCGCAAGGTACTGCTAGATTTACTGTAGTTGGAATTGTAACTGGTAATTCAAATATAGATACTTTAAGCTATCAATGGCAAGCAAATGGTAGCGATTTATCCAATGGTGAGACATCTTATACTATATCAGTTCCTGTTGCTCCTGTTAATGTTGCTGTTCCAGGATTTGATGGTGGTAATGGTGGAAGAGGTAATCATATCTATTATAATACAATTGCATGGACTGGAAGCAGACAAGTTAATTTTCGTGCATGGGAAGAATCTGGTATATGGCATCAGATTAGGATAGACGGCATCAGAGATTTCCCGGAAAATGGAAATTGGAATATTGATGTTGAAGGAGGTAGAATTTATAAGTGTTATCCACTTTCTTCTCCTGCCAATTTGTATATTGGAGGAGATACTCCTGCAGGTGGTGGTAATAAAAGATTGATAATTGAAGAAGGTGGAGATGATTGGAATGATATGTTATTGGAAGCAAGTCAAGGATATTTTGCTAAGTATCAGTCAGATCCACTAGTGTCTTCTGGTCCTACATCGGAGAATAGAACTTTAACTGATAGAGTTTCTGGTGCTACTGGTTCTATTTTAGAATTGAGTACAGCAACAGCTGGAATTCAAACAGTTACTTGTAGAATAACTCACCCCATAGCATGTAATTCGCCTTTATATTCGGATATTGTTAATTTAAATGTTATTACTGCTAGAGAGATTATAAAGCATGAAAATATGAATGAAGGATTGTCAGGAAGTTGGTATAGTAGTGGAGAGACTAACTTGGCAGATTCTTCTATTACCATTGGTTCAGCGGCAGTAGGTTCTAAAGTTGTTGTCATTTATGCACCAGAGAAGGATATTGTTGCTAAAGTAACAATGGCGGCTGCTGCAGGTAGAACTCATGAGAATCCACCTCACCATGTTGGTGGTAAGGGTGGTGTTTCATCATTTTATATGACTCTTAAACAAAATGTAGAATATGCGGTTAAGGTTGGTTCTGCGGAATCCCCACAAGGTGATAAAGGTGGTGGTGGAGAAGCAACATTTTTATATGAAGGAGGAACTCTTATCGCTTGTGTAGGTGGTGGTGGTAAAGCTGGTGATGATTATGTTGGTGGTGATGGTGGAGGAGTAGGAGTGAGTGGTGAGAATGGTCCTGGGGGAGGTAATGGTGCAGGTGAAGGAGGAGAGAGATATGGGGATGGTCAATTACCATTACAAGGATTTTTCCCTGGTGGAACTTGGCTCCCTTCTGGGTCTGCTTATGAAACAACCGCTGGTAGAGTATCTGCATGTACTTTTGGACAGTATTGGACCGCACAAGGATATAGTGCTTGTCAAGACATGGGAAAAGTTAAATTCCGTGCAGGAGATGGAAGTGTAATAAGTGAATCTACCGATACAATAACAAGAGGATACAAAGCAGGATTAGCCCATAGAGTAAATGGTGGGCAGACTTCTAATTCCTTCTTAGGTGGTGGTGGTAGTGGGTCTACGGGTGGTGATGCTGCAAATGGAAATGGTGCTGGTGGTGGAGGTGGAAGTGGATATCAAAATGGAGATGTGAATACGGTTGAGCAATTGTTTGGTAATACAAGTCAGACAGGGTATGTTAAGTTTGAGATTTGATTCTAACAAATATTCCTTATAAATAAATAATAATACTCTGTTGGGGGAAAGTGAACCCGCATGGCTGTCAATAAGAATTTTGTTGTAAAGAATGGGCTTGAGGTAGATACCAAGCTTATTTTAGCTGATGCGACCAATCAGAAAGTTGGTATTGGTTCAACTGCTCCTAAATTTGAATTAGAAGTTGCTGGTGGCATTGGTGCTACCTCTATAGTCGTCACTGGTGTTAGTACCCTTGCAAGCCAAGGTGGAATTACTACCACGGGTGGCGATCTTTATGTTGGTGGGGATCTTTATGTAAAAGATGATATTACTTATGACCAAGTTTCTGGTCGTGAGATTAATATTACTGGCCTTTCTACTTTTGGAGATCGTGCTGTTACTATTCAACCAAGTGGTAGTGCTTTGGTTGGGTGGGGTCTTTCTGTTGTAGGAGTATCCACATTTAATAGTCACGTTGCTATTACAACTACTCTATCTGTTACGGGTATTACTACACTTGCAAGCCAAGGTGGTATTACTACGACGGGTGGAGATTTGTATGTTGGTGGGGATCTCTACGTCAAGGATGATATTACTTACGATCAAGTTTCTGGTCGTGAGATTAATATTACTGGTCTTGGCACGATTGCATATTTCCATGCAACCACTGTAAGTGTAAGTGGAGCTTCCACTCTTACTGGACTCACCAGTATGACTGATGTGGTATCAAGTGGTATTGTTACTGCTGATTCCTTCTATGGAGATGGTTCCAATTTAACTGGTGTAGTTGCTGCATCAGGTGGTCAGATTGGTGTTGCTTCCGAAGGAACTTATATTGGATCTGGTACTACCTTTATTAATTTTGCATCCAGTAATGGAACAGCATGGACGGTCACAGCCCCATCATCAGGTGTGGCAACAGCAACAGTCACTCCAGGTGCATCTCTTGGAATGGTAATCGCACTTGGCGGTTAATAAATAACTTTAACACTTAAAGAACAATGGCAGAATCGTTTACCAATTCATTATCAAGAGCAGTAGGGATCGTAACTACGAACTCCTCAGGTTCCGTGGGAATTAAAACTAATATTATTAGTGGTATTTCAACAGTTGGAATTTCTTCCGGATATATTGTTGATAGTACTCATACCCTTGGGGGAACTAGAGTTGATAGAGTTGATGTTAGTAAGGTTTACATTGATAGGGATTCGATTAACACTGCTGCGATATCCGCGACAGGTAGTTTTACATTCTTAGGATTAACAAGTTCGTATACTGCTTCAGATAAAAGTATTTTAATTGGTGGTACATTTGCTAATAATACTGATAGTGCAGTTAATATTTGGATTGAAGTGCATGATAGTTCTTCAAATACTGTAGTAGGTATAGGACAGAAGATTCCTGTTCCAACTGGAAGTTCTTTTGTTATTACTGATGCTGGTAAAACCCTTTTAGAAACTAGTGATTCTTTAAGAGTTTATTGTGATAGTGCAAATGGAGTTGATGTGGCTCTGAGTATCCTTAAGGGGGTTAGCTAAATGGCAGATAGAGGCGGTTATATAGGGAGAAATCCTGGTGATGCAGCCGTAACTGTTGCTAGAGAAGTTTTTACTCCTGGTGGAATAACGACTAGCTTTACATTTGCTGCAGGATATACCGTTGGATACATGGATGTATTCCTTAACGGTGTTAAATTAGTTGAAGCAAGAGATTATGAAGCTGGTAATGGAACTAGTGTTGGACTTTCTTCGTATGCACAGAGTGGAGATATCCTTGAATTAGTTGCTTATAAAGCATTTAATATGGGGCAGAGCATTGACCAGATAACTGGAAATCTTAGTCTGGGTGGTAAATTAACTGTCAGTGGTGTTGGTAGCTTTGGAGATATAGTATCAAGTGGTATTGTTACTGCTGATTCTTTCTCTGGTTCTGGTTCAGGATTAACAGGACTTCCAGGGCAAGCAGATTTTTGGATAAAGACTGCTGCAGGAATTAATACTACAGTATCTGTGGGTATTGGTACTACACGACCTGATTCAATCTCAAGGGTTAATAATACTTCAATAACAAACGTTGGTATTCTTACTGCCTATCAGATTTATGGTGATGGGTCTAATCTAACTGGTCTTCCGGGACAAGTTGATTTGTGGAGCAAGACTGCTGCTGGTATTAATACATTATCATCGGTTGGAATTGGGACTACTAACCCTGTAGCTGATCTAACTGTGGGTCCTGTTGGTACTTCTGGTACTAGTCTTTTCGTTCATGGTGATGCAAGAGTAGTTGGAGTTTTGACTGCTACATCTCTTAAAGAGGGAACTAAGAGTATGGCAACAATGGGTAAAGCCGTTGCCATGGCAATGATATTTGGATAAATAAAACTACGGAGATTTTTAAGACATGGCTGCCCCAAATTTAGTAAATGTAACAACTATCACTGGTAAGACGCATGGCCAAGCACTTGATACCACGACTACTACTTCAATATTAGCAAATGGTGGTTCATCAGGTGATGTGTATAAGATTAATTCTATTATTGTGGCAAATATAGATGGAACTAATTCTTGTGATGCTACGGTAAGTTTTTATGATGGGAGTTCAGACTGGAAGTTAGCACATACTGTTGCTGTTCCTGCTGATACCACTCTTATTGTATTGGGTAAAAATTCACCCATATATTTGGAAGAAGGGGACGCTGTTCGTGCAGGCGCAAGTGCCAATAGTGATTTACATATTGTTATTGGTTATGAAGTACTCACTGATGATTGATAGGAGGAACTGAGAATGGCAAGAGGATTTATTGGAAATCGTATTGGTACTGCCGTTACAGACGGTGCTACTGGCGGACAGTTTTCTTTGGATGATAACTATTATTTGATGACGAGAGATACATTAAATACACCTTTTGTAGCAACTGGTGGAAATCAGGCAAATGGGACAGCTCCTGGAAATGGATATAAGTATCATACATTCACGACTTCGGGTAGTTTTGTTGTTTCTCAGGGTTCAGAAGCCGTTGAGGTTCTTTGTGTAGGTTCCGGTGGTGGTGGAGGATCTAATAATAATGGTGGTTCTGACGGTGGTGGCGGTGGTGGCGCCGGTGGAGTTGCCTTAGTTACTGGTTTAACTTTAAGTGCAGGAACTTATAATGTTACCCTCGGTGGAGGAGGGAGTGGTGGTGATGCTAGTGCAGGAACTAATAATACTGAACCTCCATGTTCTGTTAAAGATGCTCCTTATGGTGGAAATCAAGGGACTAACGGTACAGATGCTGTTTTTGGTGCAACTTCTCCAACTACTATTAAAGTAACCGCAAAAGGCGGTGGAGGTGGTGGATCAGGACCTAATGCAGGTAATGCTGACTGTGGCGGATCTGCTGGTGGTCAGGGTTCTGGTGGATCTAATGCTTCTCCGGCTGCAGAAGGTAACCAACCTGCTCAGAATAATCCTCATGATGGTACGGTAACTAATTATGGTTATGATGGTGGTAGTACTCCTGGATCTCCTCCTTTCACGGGTGCTGGTGGCGGTGGTGCCGGTGCCGTTGGTAGCAATGGATCTAGTGGTGGACCTGGTGTAGGTGGTGCTGGTGTTGATCTTGGACCAGCTGGATGGGATGCTCCTTTAATAAGTTATCCTGGTATTAACCCCACTAGCGGTATCTATGGTGGTGGTGGCAGTGGAGGTCGCGCACATCCTTCTGATAACCCTGTGGTTCCCGGTCCTAATGGTGGCGGCAGTGGAGGCAATAAAAATACTGCGGCTGTAGCTGGATTAGCAAATGGTAGTGGTGGAGGTGGTGGTGCTGGAACTCCAGTCAATAATGGTAATTTTGAAAATGGTGCTGGCGGCGGCGCAGGTCTTGTTGTTGTTAGATACACTGTATAAGGAAACCTCATGGCAAAGTATTCCAAAATTAATTTGAAGGGAGTGGTTGTTGAGATTTTAGACACTGATAGCCTGGATGAGGTTGAGTCTTTAAGTCCTCATGGTGGACAATGGGCTGATTATCAGTTGGGATCTACGGCAGGTAATCGTGATAAAGTTTACGATCGGGATAATAATATTTGGAGGTATTCAGAACCCATTGATATTAATGGTGTTGCTTCAACTTCTTGGACTCTAAACACAACTAGTGGAATGTATAGTCCACCTATAGCACAGCCTGGAATTACAACAATACAAGATGCTGATGGCAAGCAATACATGTGGAATGAGTCTGCATATCAAGCAGATACTGGTAATCCAAAGACAGTTGGATGGGCATTAACAATTAGGTAAATATTGACACTATAAAATAATTTTGTTATAATTTTGTTATAATTGAGAAAAATGGTATATGTTTTACGATGCGGATGGATATTATATAATAGATGATTTTATACCTAAACAGGATCAAGATTCTGTTGAAGAACTTTTATTGAGTAATCAGTTTCCTTATTTTTATAATGATGCTAGTAATGGGGAGAAGAGGTCTATTAACACAGTCCTTAATAGAAATACGTATGACCATCATCAGTTTGTTCATCAATTAATTTATAATTATGAAAGTCAATCTAAAAGGAGTGAAGATTTAGTTAGTTTATTTCGTCCTTCTTGTAAAGAATTTTTTGGTTGTGATGATTATAGAATTTTTAGAGCAAAGATAAATTTAAATACGCATCATCCTAAAACTAGAAAGATTGTTATGCCTCATACCGATGCTATACAAGAGTGTTGGTCGATGGTGTATTTTGTCAATACAGTTCCCAATTCTTATACTTTAATTGGTAAGGAAATGTATGATAAACCTTATCCTAATAAGTTTACTTCAAAATATAAGGCAGAGACTAAGAAAGGTCGTGCTATTCTTTTTGATGCGAGAAGATATCATTCGGCTGGAAAATGTCCTGATGGGTATAGGAGATGTATTATAAATTTTATGTTTGATGAAGGACAATTGAAAGAATGACTGATAAAGTATCTCTTAGTTCATGGCATGATGCATCTATTGCTTTAGTCAAAGATGGTAATTTAGATTTACTATTAGAATCGGAAAGGTTTTCTCATGTTAAACATGATAAGATGTCTAATCAGTGCATGGAAGAATTTGGGGATTTAGAGAATGCTCCACATGCAGGAATGGATTTAGATTCTACTCATCATGTTTATCATGCAGCTCATTCTTTTTATGATTCTGGATTTAAGGAAGCTGTATGTGTGATAGTTGATGGGATGGGATCTGAAGTTTCTTTAGATGATTCTCGTTTTAAAGAGGGAACTTATGGTAGAGAATCTATTAGCATTTATAAATTAACTTATCCTCTTAAGATTGATCTGGTTTACCGTTATGTTTCAGTCCCCTTTGATAATCCTATTATTTTAAAAGATGGAAAGACTCGTCCTTTAAAGAGGATAAGTCCGGCAGATATGTTTGAGAAAACATGTATGACATGGGGAATGAATTGGTATGATGCAGGAAAGTTGATGGCAATGTCAGCATATTCTACTGATGATGTGGATTATGATACTTCTATCTTTGAGATTGATGATAATGATATTAGAGAAGTTACTTTAAAACCAGAATTTAATACATTTGAAGAGAAAGCAGATTTTTGTAAGTGGTTACAAAATTATAGTCAGGAATATGTAAGGAGACTGGTGGTTCAGGCGGTAGAACTATCTGGATGTAATAATGTCTGTCTATCTGGGGGATATTTTCTAAATTGTGTAGCAAATAGTTATATTAGAAAAAATTTACCTAAAGATATTAAGATTTTTATTGAACCTATATGTGGAGATAATGGGGTTGCAGTTGGATTAGCAAAACTATGTTGGTATGATGAGACTAAGAGTAGAAGAATTAATCCTCTTAAAACTGTTTATAATGGAGTAAAGAGAGAGATAGATGTTGAAGGAGAGAAAACCACCTTCAAAGAAGTAGCACAGTTATTAGCAGAAGGAAAAGTTGTTTCTATATTTCAGAGCAGATCTGAATGTGGACCTCGTGCATTAGGTAATCGTTCTATCTTATATGATCCTAGAGATCCTGATGGAAGAAATAAGATTAATACCTTAAAGAGAAGAGAAGATTATCGTCCATTGGCAGCAACTGTATTATATGAACATGCAAAGAAGTGGTTTGATATGAGTTTTATTGATGAGTCTCCTTATATGCTGTATAATTTTGATGTTTTATCTGATAAAATTCCTGCTATTTGTCACGTTGATAATACATGCAGAATTCAGACCTTGAGACAATCATTTAATAAGAATTTCTATCAGTTGATTTATGAGTTTTATAGATTGACTGGTGTTCCTTTGTTACTTAATACATCTTTTAATCTTGCAGGTGATACCATTGTGGAGACAGTTGAAGATGCGATTAATACATTAAATAAGAGTGATATTGATTATCTTTATTTTCCTGAGAAGCAAATTATACTATGAAGAAATCAACTCTTATCTATCAAAAGAAGAATGCTCTTTCTAAATTTTATTGTAATCAGTTAATAGATTTTTTTGAGCATGAGGAGGTTGGTACGGGTGTTCAATCAGATTTTTATGGGAAGAGGGTAGATAGAAAGATTAAAAATAGTTTAGACTTAGGAATTAAGATTTATTCGGATGAAAATCCTTTGATAGTTACGTTGAGGACCATATTAGGAGAAAATATACGGGAATTTGTAAAGAGATACCCTTACATAGATGGATTGAGTTATTGGGAGGTTTATCCTGGTGTAAATATACAAAAATATCCACCCATGGGAGGATATTTGGTTGATCATTGTGAATATGCTGTTGATGATGAACCTGCTAACAAGAGAATTTTGGCATGGCTGATTTATTTAAATGATGTTACTGATAAGGGTGGGACACATTTCGCACATCAAAACATAACATTAAAAGCAAGAGCAGGAGATCTTTATATTTGGCCAGCATATTTTACTCATATTCATAAAGGGGTTCCTTCACCCTCACAGATTAAATACATAGTAACTGGGTGGTGTAATCATATATGATGACATAAATATCTTTATAAGTAAATTAGAA